CCCGTAGACCTTAACGACTTTCATGCCTCAAGGCGCAGGCGGTGTTCTTCAAATAATACCCGCCGTAAACGTCCCTGCTAGACAGCCGGCCCTGGACGTGATGCAAAACCTGCTGATCCCCTAGATAGATCGCTGCATGGTTTGGGACGGGAGACACCAACTGCATTAGCAGCGCATCGCCACGCTTCAGTTCAGCAATTGGAATCTGTCGAAATCCTTCCTTTTGAAAGTTCTCTAGATAGAGGTTTTCACCATGGTCCCACCATTGATCGCGTCGGTAATAATCACGCAGTTCAAGGCCCAGCTCACGCTTGTACCAATCACGGCAAAGGCTGTAGCAGTCCACCACCCCGTGTGAGAACTCACGACCCACATACGGCAACTCAAAGCCAACAGGCTCGCAGTATCCCCAGTTTTCAGTGTTTGGATTAACAATGTGCCAAGGGAGCCCACTCTGCTCGCAAGCGACACGATCAGCTGGTGAAGGGCTGTGGTTTGTTGTCGGGTGGCTGTGGATCACCGCAACGATTTCGCCCTTGTCCTCCACAGATGCGTAATCAGCTGGATCGAGCACAAAATGCTCGTCCGGCGTGTCAGCCAAGTTTTTGCAAGGAAAGTAACGACGCTTGCCCTTCACTACAGCCACCAACCCACAGCATTCTCTTGGGCTCTCTTCTTTTGCATGAGCCAAGATTTGACTGGTGATAGAAGAAGGCAAAGTCATCTCAGCAGTCCGGCGCCGGGGAACGACCCAAACGGTAGTTCACCATTTTCGCCAAACCTTTTCTTGCAACTGCTAAGTCTTTTACCGCAAGCGTCTGCAGCCAATGTCCCGACGGTGTTGTCGTTTACATCAAAGTAATTGCTGCCTGTGTAGCTGCACTCAGAGCTGCGGTACTGCCATTGACAGATGTTTGCCACAACCTGGCGGTTTGGCAGTTTCTTGTTTGAAAGGTCAAATTTGCTGGCAAGCTCAAAAGTGACAACATCGCGTGATTCCGAGGCTTTACGGTCGACGAACCATTCCTCAACAGGGAAAGTTGCGTAAGGGTCGGCTCCAGATTCACCATCAAGAAACTTCTTCAAGGTTCTAATGCGCTTCACCTTTGCTCCAATCAAATCATTACCTGGAGTGAACGCGTTGACTCCAATCAATAGCGCAGTTATTGCAGAATTTAAATTTGCTACAGACAACGTTGGGCGTGGCAAAGAGCCAGAATTTTTGTACTCAAAGCCTTCCGCCTTGACGGGGAGGCGGGTGTAATCATTCCCATTCCAAGTAATGTTGCCAGTTATCGCATCATTTACCCCTGCATGCCACCGCAAGACATCGCTACTGCCATGCAAGGTACTGTCGTAATGCAGCTCAAATAGCTCAATAATTGCGCTTGGTGAAATGGCTGAAAGGTCTGCATAGATCGAACTGATTGCTTTCCATGTAACCGTTCCATCAACAACGGCACCTGCTGTGACGCATTGCTCGTTAAAAACAAGCAAACAGTTGCCAGCGACCGCGTCTGCATCAGCTGTGTTAACAGTGCTGTCTACATTGAAGAGACTTGTAGGCCAAACAGGCTCTGTGCTGCCTGATGTTCCAGCTTCAATGCACTCAAAAACTACGCCGTTGTTTTGGGATGTCGTGGCGCGTCTAACGTCTCCAACAGCAAAAGCAGTGCTAGCAGCCCAAGCGGTGTATGCCATTACGGTTCAGGTACTTGAGTGAATGTTGTCTGTATAGTTGCCAAATTTGAATAAGGCAAGGTCTTAGTCCAAGAGCTGCAAATCCACTTGTAAGTGTTCGTTTCATCTGGAGGAGACCAATCAAATGACTCCATGCTGTTAGCCGCTCTAGCCTCTAGAAAAGCTTCAATCGTGTCAGAATCCGTTTCGCTTAAATTTCTAAACTCAAGCTGCCATTCTTTCATGTCCTGGTTTAAGCCATAGGTCAAGCGAGTTTGGTAGCCATCGCCAAATTGAACAGTTTTGAACTTGGGCTGGCTACGCTTTTGCGCTCCGTAAGACGGATCAATAGAAGGGAAAGTTGCCATTAGCTTGCTAGTAAACCTCCAGGACGCTTCTGCTTAACCAGTTCAGCCTGCACTGCAGCGCCAAGCATCCTGCCGAGTTGTGATGCTTGACTTGCGTCACCCTCCACAGAAGATCCAGAAGCGTCAACATTCACTGTGATATTACCCATAGCAGCGCCAGAAGACTCGACACCAAGCTTGCCATTTGCGCCCCTACGCAGCGGCATGATTGCTTCCGGACCAGCTTCGCCCATAAGGCCAAAATTTCCGTAACCACCACTGGCGTACTGGAAGAACGTTGGCTTATTGACGATGCCGCCTTTGGCGTAAGGAACAATCTTGTTCCTGCCGAAGGCCATTCCATTGGCTGCAACAAGGCTGACTGAATCAGGCATTGTTGTTGGAGGCCCGCCTTTGCCTCCAATAACAGAACCCTTAGCACTGAGACCTAAGAAGCCTCTCATGCCAGGGAAAATTGCCCCAACTGCCTGCAACATCGCAAATCTAATAAACAGTTTCGCGAGATCAGCCAGTAGCGAACGTGTGAAGTCTGCAAAATTTGCCTTGCCAGTCGTGACAAACTCAGTGAGCATGTCGCTCATTCGAGTGAATGCGCCTACGGCCAGATTCGCAAGATTGGTGGTCATGTCACCGAAACTCTTGATGCCTTCAGCAAATTGCTCAGCGAAGCCTTTCGTCTTGTCTTTCAGCTCAACAGTTGCTTCAGCGGCCTCTTTGATTCGACGAGTTACTTCTGGAATCGAAAGACCAGCGTCAATCATGCCTTGCTTAAAACGCTGAGTCAGGCTGTTAATAGTGGCCTGCAGAAGCTGCTGTTTGGTCTGCTCCCCTGTAAACCCTTCCTTCTTCGCGAGAAGATTTGCCTCGAGTTGTTCAAACTGAGTTAATGTGGCAAGGCCTTTTTCTTTTACAGACGCTTCTTTTTCGTCTAGCTCTGCACTGCGCTTGCGGAACTCAAACAAGTTTTTAGCTAATGCAAATTCTTTGTCAGTCCCTGTCAAGGTGCCTTGCAAAATTTGCAGTCTCTTAATTGCAAACTGAACTCCAAGCTGCTCTCTCTCAGTAATTGTTGCGGCATTGGCTGCAAGCTTTTGCTGCAGATTGACCACCATCTGACTGACTGGTGCTTTTTTGCTTCCTGATGTGGTGCCACTTGGATCAATACCACTGCCGCCAAGATCGCCCGATCTCAGGCCAGATCCAAAGTTGGTTGGCGTCTTTAAATTGAGAGAAGCAAACGCTTTAGCAACTCTGTCTGTATAAGACTCAGCGCTGCCAGATCCAAACAGAGCGCTTGCTAGCTTTTCATCTAATATTTCCATATATCTTGGACCTAAGCTCCCAGAGGTCACAGCATCTTGGAGTGGCTGAATCGCGCCAAGAGCGCCAGGTAATTGTGTTGTCAGCTCTTGTCTGGCTTGTGAAGCCGATGCATCTTTGAGTGCATCAAAACTCGTTTGCCCATACGTTTCAATGTATTTTTTCTCGAGATTGCCCCTGTTAATCCCTTTGCTGAGCTGTGGAATCAACCTAGCAATTTCTTCGATTTGCTCTCCAATAAAAGTGAATACCGGCTGGAGAACAGTAACAATTCCTTGCCCAATTTGCTTAAATAGTGTAAACAAGTCTTCGCCAAAGACAATGAATTTAGCGATGTTTTCTTTGATCGATTCTTCGTTTTGAAGGGCAAAGTTAATTAAATTTGTTGCGTAATCTTGGAACCCAGCTCCAACATTTGCAAAGAACCCCCCAAAAGCTAGCTGTGCTTTTGTAACCGCGACTTCCAATCGACGCCCTGCAAGCTCAGGTGCTTGAGCCAAAACCTCAGCCGTAGTGCCGTAACGACGAATCAGCTCTTCTGTGAACCCAACAAAGTCGTCAAGAGTTACCTTGCCACCCTCAAGCAACTTATCCAGCTGCTTGGTGCTGATCCCCATAGAGTCAGCAAAAATAGTGAAGGCACCTGGCAATCTTTCGCCGATTTGTTGCCTCAATTCCTCGGCGCTTACCTTGCCCTTAGAGAAGACCTGAGATGCTGCTCTAAGAGCAGAATTCAAGTCTTCACTGCTTCCGCCGGTGGCGAGAACAGATGCGGAAAGAGCCTCAAATGCTTTGTTTGTCTCTTCCGTGCCGAGGCCAGCACCAACGACACTAGCTTTAAGCTTGGTGTATTGCTCAATTGTTGTATCTAGGGGTACGACAAACTGCTCTGAAAATTTCTTGGCAGCATTGATGCTTGTATTGAAGTCTTCCTGATCAGTACTGACACCAGCAAGAGCTATTTGATACTTGTTGAAGCTTGCGACTGTCTCGGCAACAGCAGCAGCCTGCTTACGCAAAGTGTTGACACCAGCGCCAACTGTTGCTCCAAGAATGGAGCCAGGCACCCCACCAATTGCGCCGCCAATAAGAGAGCCCGCAAAACCTTCTGGGCCGCCAAAAACACCTGCACCAAGAGCGGTAGCAGCAACCCCACCTGCTGCCTTCAATCGTCCGCCAACACCACCGCCACGCCGAGACCGGCCTTCTGCTTTGGCAAGCTCTTGGCTGTACTTGTTTATATCGTTCGTTAAAGTTCGGAACTGTCTTGAGCCAATTTGAGCCTGACTCCGCAGGCCTTGCATAGCGTTTATCTGCGCTCTAATAGTTTCAATATTCCTTCGCCCGACATTGTCAAATGTTTTGATTCTTTGTGCGACCTTCCCTATGCCTTTTGAGTCAAGCTGATTCGCTGCATTCGTTAAGCCACGAAACGACGACTCGAGTTTTTTAACTACAGCGGAAGCCCCTGCGTCCGAAAATTCAAGACTGATCTTGATCTTCTCAGTTGCTCCGGCCATTTGAGCGCTTCCTTAGTTCGGTTAGGGCTGTCGCCTCCATTACCTGAAGACGCTCAAGCACGTCAGTGCGATTCTCCACATTGTAGAGGTCAAACAAGCCTCCGGAACCCAGCAATACTTCGTATTTCAGCCCAACCAGACCGTCCATCGACACGTTCCACTGGGTCTGAGCGCGCAGGAATATTTGAACTGTCTCCCAGTTCTCCTCCCAAACCTCAAAGTCATTCGACTCTGCTTTCTTTGGTTTCAACGGTTGGAGGCCAAACGCTGCCGCGTCCTCCTGGGTCTTGTCGTCAACAATGTCACCGCCAGAGACCCAGTAGACAGCAGCGTCTTTTAGTTTCCCGCTTCGCCCTCTGAGTAAGTGGCCGTGTAAGCGTTGAGCACTGACTTGAGCCAATCAACGTCATCAGCAAACTCTTTCAACATTGCCTTTGAAAAAGGCAGCTCTTGCCCGTCCTCTTCGATGCCTTCCCAGCCAACCATGATCTTTTCCAAAAACGGAAGACCAGTAGCTTCACCCATCTTTTCAAGCTCAGACATCTTCACCCTCTTGAAGATGGCTACAAAGTCAGAAGTGTCAAACTCGCCAGGACGCTCTGAACTTGGCTCTTTAACTTCAACAGGCCATTTGAAGGTTTTTACCTTCTTACGAACAAAAGCCATTAGGTAAAAGGATAAGCCGGCTCAGCATACACAAAAAAAAGGAGCCCGCAAAGGCTCCCTCTCAATGCAGCTCTTTAAGAGCTTAGGTGTAGACCAGATCGAATTCGGCATTAGCAGCAGCATCTGGCACACAGGTGTACGGGATCTCCAGCATTGCGATGCCATCAGAATCACCGTAAGCAACGTCGCCGATATCCACCTTGCTAGAGGTGAATTGAACCTTGTTGCCAGCAACAGTGCCGTGGGTAAAGACGAGGTTGCCCAGAGCGGCATCGTCATCGACAGCTGAGGCAAAGTAGTCCTTAGTTCCAAGGGCCACAGCCTCAATAGAAACTGAACCACCCGCGGCACGATCGGTGATCAAGACCTCTTTGGTTCCACCAACAAGCTCGCGATAGACCGTGGAGTTACCGAGGTCAAAGGAGAAGCTCTGCAGAGCACCTGCGTAAGACAGCAATTGGAAGCCAGTAACATTGCCGTTCTTGAAGATCAAGGGATCATCCTGATTCGCGTAAGTCGGAGTCAGGAGGGCAGTGTCATCAGGAGCGTTGTAGATGCCGGTGAAGGTGAAATCCAAAGTTGGAATCTCGCCAACATTTGCACTCAACGCCACGTTGCCTCTGCAACCAGTCATCTTGTGACGGACACCATCAATGTTGTAGTGGATGGTGACCGAAGAAAAACTTGCGCTGACTGGGTCGTAGGTGACTGAAGTGTTTGCAACGACAGTCTCAGCAAGACCACAAGCCTTAAGAGCCTTGCCATATGCAGGTGCAGTGCCTGCAGTGCCAGAACCAGCAAGCTCAACGCTGAAAGTACATTCAACGCGAGTGTTTGCCAGCAACTGTTGAGAAGCGCCGAGGTAAGGGCGAATCAGATCGCGGCTGACAACATCACTACTTTGAGGAGTGATGCTCAGATCCCTTACGAGTACGGCGTCTGCTCCGTCCGGGGTCGGATCCGTCCCGTAGCTCGACTCCGTCTCGATCACGATCAGGCGTTTGCGCAGTAGCAGTGCCATCGGATGTTTCCTGTGATGGTTGTGGTGGAAGCGTCCGCTCGATCAGAGTGCGTACGCCTGTTTCAGGATCAAGGAGGTAACTCCCGCCGTGACCACTGTGTTCATCCAACATGGTAAGTGGAGGACATGGTTAGGTTTAGCGTATCGCTAACTCATCACTGGGTCAGATCAGCGACTTGAGTGCGATATCGAATTTCAAATTCGTTGGAAATAATGCCCAAAGGTTGGTCGGCCTCAATGAACTCAAACTCGGTTCTGACAGGTTGAACATCAATCGCGTATCCGCCGACCGTCAGATCTGACATGATTTTGCTGTGCAGAGACTCAATCGTGTCATCAGCTGCTTGATCAGGCACGTCACCTCGCTCAATCACAGACACTCGAATACGAAGAGTCCAGTCCAGCGTTGGCATGCTGGTGTTTTGATCGGCATCATCTGAGATTGGCTCAATCACAATGGCTGGAGACTCTCCGCGGCTCAACGGTTCAACCCTGCTTCGATAAATCCTGGTGCCTACACCAGTGGTGTTAGCCAAAGTGGTTTTGATCGTGGCAAGGATGTTTTCGCGCTTAGTAGTCATATGCCTAGGCCAGGGTCACGTCTATTCTGCACGATATGGACTGCACGTTTGTAGAAGAAGCAATCAGTCTTGCCGGACGCCTCTAGAAGCTCTTTGATCCTGACCCAGTTTTCATAGGTCTGCTTGTTCATGGATCAATCTTTGAGCATGTAAACGCGAGTTAGTTTTCCGTCGTCAAGCATTATTGGCTCTCTCACTGTGTAATCAACGCTGTCAACAGTGATTGAGTCTCCAGCTTTCAAGGAAGGGAATTTTGCGGTGATGACAAGGACTGAAAAGTCTGTAGTCAAAACCAGTCCATCAGCGATGGTTTCGGTAGGGGAGTCAAAATAACCAACATCCGTCACATCCCCAGAAAGGACAGGCACTGTGAACCCTGGGATGTCGAAAAAAGCTCCGAGGTCTTCGGTGAAAGAAAGTGCCATATGAAAAAGCCCCCGCATTGCGGGGGCGGCAGATCAAAGATCAGTTGTACTTCTTGCGGCCGAGGCCTACAACGCTGACAGCGCCAGCACCAGTGCCACCAGCAACAGTAATGACAGCACGCGCATAGCGCTTGATCTCATCAGTGTTGACAACAAGGCTCTCGACAAGAGCAGT